AATAAATACTATTACTATTTCAATATATTATCTTTCTAATTTTTACTTAAAGATTTAATACGTTTTTTAACTAAATATAAAATATGTTATCAAAAGATTTTGATAACGCTAATGTGATGACTATAAAAACAGTTCAAATAGCACCATTTAGAATATTAATGGCTGCTTTAAAGGACATATTGTTAGAAACAAATATAATTTTTACAAAAAGTGGAATAAAAATCATAAACATGGACAAAACACATACCATATTGGTTCATCTATTTTTAAAAGCAGAAAATTTCGAATTTTTTGAATGTAAGCATGATAAAATAATAGTTGGAGTAAATATACTTCATTTGTTTAAATTAATTACGACAATAGACAATGATGACACCCTTACTATTTATATTGAAAATGATGATTATAATGATGGTATAGTAACAGAATTGGGTTTAAAATTTGAAAACGGAAATATTAAACAATCAAAAATACAAAAATTAAAACTAATAGAACCAGAACAAGATGAGTTAGAAATCCCGGATGTTAAATTTTCGTCTGTAATAAATATGCCGTCTAATGATTTTCAAAAAATAATTAGGGACTTGGCAAACATTTCTGAAAAAATAGAAATTAAATCTGTTGAAAACGAACTAATATTTAAATGTTCTGGGCAATTTGCTAAAGCAGAGATTAGAAGAAGTGAGAATAATACAAACATGCAAATAATAAATAAACAGCACAATAAAATTATACAAGGTGAATATTCTCTCAAGAATCTATTATATTTTATTAAATGTACAAATTTATGTAATCAAATAGAAATATATTTGGAAAATAACAGACCTTTAATAGTAAAATATAATGTCGCGTCATTAGGCGAAATCAAATTATGTTTATCATCATTACCTTCTTCAAATAGTTAATTTTTTTATTGCTTTTAATAAGTCATTTAATTAAATAATAATAAGTCATTTAATTAAATAATAATAAGTCATTTAATTAAATAAAAACATTTACTATTTATGCTCTTTAAAAACACATAATTGCTCTTCAATATTAAATATAGTATGAATAGCAAAAGGATCTTTATTTGATGTAAAATCATAATTACTTATACTATTTTTATTACGCATCCATATTTTAATAATACAAAAGTTTTTTTTAGGACTAATAGAAATACCATTAATATTATTAAGCATATTTTCATCGTTGCTTAGCGTATTGCCTAAAATTTTATATAATAAAATTTTAAAAATATTCACAATATTTACATTACTTATTTTATATGAAAAACATCCGCCGTTGATATTATCTTCTGATTCCCATAATGGCAATATAGAATCTTTCATAAAAAATAACATAGTTTTTTTTATAATATTTTCATCTAAATTTTCAATAAATAGTACAGCATCCTTTAATGTAATCAGAGTAGTAATATTTTGATATCTATCAAGAGTCCAAACATTATCATTTTGATAATGTATCCAACAGGTCCACTGATTATTTAAATTATACATTATAATATGTTTTATAAATTTATTTTATAATGTTTTATAATATGTTTTATAAATTTATTTTATAATGTTTTATAATATGTTTTATAATATATTTTATAATATATTTTATAATATGTTTTATAAATTTATTTTATAATGTTTTATAATAGTTATTTACATTCGCAGTTATTTACATTCGCCACTAGCATTTCTTATTTTACCAGGAGGACAGATTTCGTAGCAGTCCAGTCCGGTTTTAGATTTATATGTAATAGGTGTTTCATTAGATGGACAAACAAATCTATCAGTGTTTTTATTCAAGGAATCAATATATGCCTTTGTTTTGTAGACATCATAAGAGTTTAAATTTAAATGATCATATTTCAAGTCACTAGTTCCATTATTCCCATAAATATTACTAGTAGGATTTAAACTATTAAAACTATTTAAACTATTAAAACTATTTAAACTATTAAAACTATTAATTAGGTTTATTTCTTCTAAATTTGATTCTCTTGTTATAGTCTTATAGTTAGTAAGTAAATCATTATTATTTATAAGAGCATTTGAAAATATTTTATTAAATAATTCAGAATTAACTATATTTTTAACAAATGTATATTCGCCAAAATAATTAATTATATTATCAACTAAATTATATTTTATAGGACTGTTAGATAAATCATATATGTGTTCATTGTTATGTGATAAATCATAATAATGGTGTATGTTATCGTAAAATTTAATTCGCAAGTTATCCCTATCTATTCTATTCTTATTTATAGAATTAGTTTGTTCTGAACTGATAGTTTCTGTTTCTGTTTCTGTTTTACTAATGTCTCCGCTAATCTTTTTAGATGTAATATTTTTATTTTTTGGATCTAAACCAAACACTTGTAATAATAGGGTTGATATAACAGTCATCATAATAATTGGTATAAATACTAAAATCCAAGCAATAACAGAAAATCCTAAATCACATAGTATATTTATTATTAATGTAAATACTATCATAATTATAAATTTTAAGAAAGCAGCATTCATAACGCCATTATAAATATCTATAAATATTTGTATTAATGAAAATCCTATATATACTAATCCGGGCCCGCATAACCCAGTTATAAACATTATATTATTATATATTATTATATAAGTTAAATATAATAATATGTTAAATAAAAAACTTAGAAATTTTAATTTTTGTAATTATTTAATTCAGTAATCAAATGTTTAATCAACCCGTCTTTTTCAAGCAACATTTTTTCTAACTTTTGTAATTGCTGTTGCTGAGATTGAATTATTTGAACTATTTGTTGATTGTTTAAGGGTATTTCCTTACCGTCTTGTTGTAAAATAATTTGACCATTACCTTGACCGGTATTTTGCTCCATCAATTTTCTTCGTTCTTCTTCGATTTCAATCATTTGTTTTAACACGTCTGGTTTATTTGAAGGATTACCGGGTTCATAAGTTTGTAATAAAGTGTCTATTGTTTCCATATAAAATTCCTTCATTGCTTTATCTTTGATAAATTCATCTACTGTCCGTGAGGATGCTTTTTGAAAATTATTTTCTCCATGTTCTAATAGTTTCTTTTTATCAAAAGTATTATGAATATGTGAAAATACCAATATTGTTTTTTTTGGTTCTAATTGGACAAAAGGAACACTATAATTTTTTAAAAATGCTTTTTCTTCTGCTAAAGCAGCGTGCTCCTCGTATTTATGATCTCGCAACATTTCTCGTTTAAAAGCAAATGTTCCTGCTGTGGCATGATTTGGACCATATGGACCAAATTGAAACATTTTTTGAATATGCTTGAACCAAATATAGATTTCGCTTGCTCCAGCACATAAAGCATTCGGATGGGTTAATAACATATTTACAGCGTGGGAAACACGCTCTGGCGGATAATAATCATCATCATCCATATACACAATAATGTCTCCTTTAGACTTTTCGTGCATCAAGTTTCTTTTTTTTCCAAGCGGCATTTTAGTATCGTATTCAAAATACTTGACCTGACTAATATTACATACTAAATCTTTAATTTTGTCTGTTCCATCATCAATAATAATCCATTCCATTTTATCTTTTGGATAGTCTTGATGGTTGAAACATTTTATAGCATATTCCCAGAATGGTCGCCTATTAAATGTTGGGGTACATATACTTACAAAAGGTAAGTCTTTTTTATTTCCCGTTTTTTTTTTCGTCATAATATTGTTATTTGATCATATTGTTTTATATTATTTACGAATTATATTATTTACGAATTATATTATTTACGAATTATATTATTTACGAATTATATTATTTACGAATTATATTATTTATTTATATTTCTATAAGTTTTCCATAAAATTAGCAATGCTACTAATCCGCCCAATATTCCGGTTATTGTAGGGGGTAAATTACCCCTAGAAGATAATACTACACTAATACATAACATTATTGTTATTAAATATGAATGGTCTGAAATTACACTAAAAAAACACCCAATATTCAAAATCGGAATAACAAATATATTATATAATAGCGACACTATCATCCATACTAATCCTATTATAGACCCCAAAAATCCTGTGCTAAAACAAAATGAATAAGATATTAGTATGAATAGAATTAGTATTATGTTTAATAGTATATTTACTATAGATTTAAAACCTATCGGTGTTATTTTATATAAAACATTAGCAAATAGCGTATATCCATTGCTTATTTTAGACCCCTTAAACATATTGTTATAATACTCAGGTCCCCAATACAACAAAAAATTAGTTAGAATCATTGTAGCAAACATAGCAAATACTAGTAACATTATTAAAAGATATATTAAAAGAACTGGTCCATAGTTCAGTTCTTTTATTTTAGTATACTTTGCTAGAACACCAAATACTATACCAGTCAAAAATAAAAATACAACATTTTTTAATCCCCAAGCTCTGTCGCCCATTTTTTGATACCGAGCAGATAATGTTGTTAATATACTACCTATAAACAGTCTAGAGAAAAATACTGTATATAACAAATTTAAACTAAAAGCCTTTCCTATTGCGCTGAATATTTTTGAAAATCTTGTCCCAAAGTCCAGATCCGGATTATAAACTTGGTCGGAATAATTAAACAAGTTATAAGGAAAGTCTAATTCTTTGGTATTATTACAAGGTTTGTATGGATAGTCATTTAACTTTGAAGGGAACGCATAATCTATTGCGCCTAGTTCATTATTACAATCGTCTACGTATTTAAAAGTACCACAACCACTATTACCATTGTTGATAACTCCATATTTTAACCAAAATTCGTAGCAAGCACCAACACAAACAGCAACAATAACTAACGCAATACTTAATAACGACGAATATAAAAACTGTGGTATTTTCATAACTCTTTTTCTAATGGGTGCCGAATGACATATTTTTCTTGGGTTCTTTCCATTTTCATCGAAAAAATTAATGCCTATATCATAACTATCACCATTTAAGTCAGCACTTTCAGGAACATATGTTTTACAAGTGTTATCGGGTGTTTCTACTACACAACAACCACTAGGTGCTTCTTCCGGATCCAATGAAAACTGAAAATTAAGATCAGTACATTTTGGAATTATATGAGTGGGCAATACACCTTGAACATTGCCACATATATCACTTTTACCAGGACAAGAAGTTCTTTTTAATTTACTACCAAATATTGGATTATCATTAAATATAGGACGATTCATATAACAATATTAATATAACACATTATAATATTTTAAAAACATTTAAACATATAAATAATTAAATAATTAGCATGACGGAAAATATTTATGAAACTAAATTTGATACAATGGATAAATATCTTGATTTTAGAGATGTATTGATTCTTCCTAAAAAATCAAATTTAAATAGCAGAAAAGAAGTTGATCTGGAAAGAACAATTGTTTTTCAGAACGGAATAGTATGGAGAGGTATTCCTATTGTAGCAGCAAATATGACAACTATTGGAACATTAGATGTATATAAAGTATTAAGCACTTATAAAATTATTACTGCTCTTCATAAATTTCATAAACTACAAGATTTACTGGATTATAATAAAGAAAATAGTGATTCTAAATTAAACCCCGATTATTTTATGATTTCTACCGGAATAAGTGATGATGATTATAAAAATCTAACAAATATTTTAGACAATTTTGAGTGTAAGTTTATTTGTGTTGATATAGCAAATGGATACATTTCTAAATTTAATGAATTTTGTAAAGTTTTAAGAAGGGAATATCCGGAAAAAATTATTGTTGCCGGAAATGTGTGCACATATGAAGGAGTAAATATGTTAAATGAATTAGAAATGGATATTGTTAAAGTCGGTATTGGTGGAGGAAGTGCGTGTACTACACGAATTCAAACCGGAATAGGAATGCCCCAACTAAGTTGTATTTTGGAATGTGTTGAAGAATGCCATGTCTATAATGAAAGTTGTTTTAAACTATATGATGAATATGATCATCCTAAACTAAATAGATCATTTGTGCTAAGTGATGGTGGCATTACATGTCCTGGGGATTTGGCAAAAGCATTTGGTGCCGGTGCTGATTTTGTAATGATTGGTGGAGCATTTGCGGGGCACACTGAAAACCCCGGACAAATTATTACAGACACGGAGACAGGAAAACAGTATAAAAGTTTTTACGGTATGAGTTCAAGTTATGCTATGAAAAATAATTATGCGGCAAATAATAATACTAATTATAGAAGTTCTGAAGGACGAGAACTCAAAGTTCCATATAAAGGAGCATTAAAAACTACGATTGAAAATTATTTAGGAGGACTAAGAAGCACGTGCACTTACACAAATAGTGCAAATCTAGAAGAATTGGCACATAACACTAAATTTATTAATGTAAATAATCAATATAATTCACATTTATTATGAGAAAAATTGATAATAATGTTTTAATACTTAAGAAAAATAAGTATTAACACATTATAATATGACCACCACTCAAGAGCAAATAGTAGAGTTATTTAATAAACACGTTAAATCTAAAGAAATATGTTTGGATGGTAAAAATACTAAACATTGTGGTAAAGAAGGACATTGGTTAGAAACACAAATGGGTATAAAACATAACTCAAAAAATGAACCGGACATTTTCGGATATGAAATGAAAAAATCATCACCTAAAACAACACTTGGAGATTTTAGTGCTAGCGAATATGTATTCTCTAAACCTAATAAAAGAAACAACATTAACATTTTAAATAATTGGACTGATGAAATAAATTTAGAGAGAAATGACTTCATTAAAATTTTTGGAAACCCGAACCCTTGTAAAAACAACAGATACTCTTGGAGCGGTACTTGTGTTCCAACATATAATAAATGGAACTCTAATGGACAATTATTAACAATAAATGATAACAGCGATATAATTATTGTTTATTCATTTTCAAATGATACACGCTTAATAAAAGAAGAGTTTCCTACATTTTTGAAAAATGACAATATTGTAATTGTTTTGTGGAAATCAGAAAAAATGAAACCACATATTGACAACAAATTTAATAAAAAAGGTTTCTTTATATGTAAAAAAATAGGAGCTACATATGAAAAAATTTGTTTTGGTAGGCCATTTAATTTTGAGTATTTTATTGAGTGTATTAAAAATAACAAAATTATATTTGATAGTGGAATGTATTGTGGAAATAGTCGTAATTATTCGCAGTTTCGAGGAGGATCATCTTTTTGGGACGAGTTAATTATTGAAGAATAGCAATTAAATATTTTCCAAGATAATATGCCAATTTACACGGAACCGCATTTCCTATTTGCATTATAATATCCTTATTTGAACCATCAAGAATATAATTATCAGGAAAACTTTGTATTCTTTTTAGTTCTGTAATTGTTAGTCTTCGTATTTCTTTTTCATTATATTTAACCAAAGCATCATATCCGTCTTTCCAATATCTAGCAGGAATTGTGTATGACGGTTTGTCGAAGTCTAACATTTGTGCTCCGAAACCAAAACCCTTTTCTTTACTTACTTCTCTCTTATTTGCTATTCCTGTTAATGCTTTTTCACTTAAATAATATTTATTACTAATAGTTTCTTTTGGTAATAAAATAGATTTGACTGGTATTCTATCTTTTACTAATACTATTACTGGTTCTGGTTCTTTGGGTAAAATATTTAGATCTTTTCTAATTCCTATAATTATTGTTCGTCTTCTATTTTGTGGAACCTCAAAATCACTTGCATACAATTTATTAATTATACAATTATAATTTTTATTCAATTCTTCCATTATAATAGTTATTACATTTTCACCATTTGCTGTTTTTTTTGACAACATACCTATTACATTTTCCATAATAAATGCTTTTGGTTTAAAATAATCAAGATATTTTACATATTCCATGAATAGAGTATTTCGTGGGTCATTTTTATCTCTTTTTCCAGCAATGCTAAAACTTTGACAAGGAGGTCCGCCCACTATAATATCTATATTTTTATTTTCTTTATTATATAAAGAATTAAATTTTTCAGGAGGTAATTTTGTTAAGTCTTCACAATATGCTTTATGTAGATAATTTTTATTATAATTTTCAATAGCTTTGTCCCATATGTCTATACCAGCAATTACATTTAAACCTGCGTCTGTTAAACCTTTTGACATACCACCACACCCGCAAAACAAGTCTAATACATTCAATGTATTCTTTGTATTTTCATTCAATGTGATCTTTGTATTTTCATTTAATGTATTCTTTGTATTTTCATTTAATGTGATTATTTTAGGTTCTTCAAAAATGTTTGCTTGTTTTGAATTAATTAGTTGTATCAAATCATGTTTAGTTTTAGATTTACACTTTTTAATTCCAAGTTCTTCGCATTTTACTATTAGTGCTTGTTTTAAAAGTTTTGTTAAATCCATTATCAGTATTATATATGTTATATATGTAATATATGTAATATTTTTTTCAATACTATTATATCAATTTTTAAAACTAATATAAATTGAAATAAAGTTTATATATAAACTATATTAACTTTATTATGGATACAACACAAATACAAATAAAAGGGTTAAAACGCGATGTTATAGATAAATTTTATACAAAAAAAGAAGTAGCAATGTATTGTATAAATTTATTTAAACAACATATGGGACCAAACAATAACGATTTAATTATAGAACCGAGTGCTGGTAATGGTGCGTTTATTGATGCTATAAAATCTTTAAAATGTAACTATGAATTTTATGACTTAGAACCTGAGCACGAGGAAATTATTAAGCAAGATTATTTGCTTTATAATACTAATAAAACTAATAATACTAATAATACTCAAAAAATACATATATTAGGTAATCCTCCATTTGGTCGTCAATCTTCATTAGCAATAAAATTTATAAAAAAATCTTGCCAATTTTGTTCCAGCATTTCATTTATTTTGCCTAAAAGTTTTAAAAAAGATAGTTTGAAAAAAACATTTCCACTAAATTTTCATCTACTTTTTGAAATGGATTTACCAGAAAAATCCTTTTTAGTAAATGCTAAAGAACACGATGTTCCATGTATATTTCAAATATGGATAAAGAAAACATATAATAGAGAAGTTTCTGCAAAATTAGAACCGCACAATTTCATATTTGTTGAAAAAACAAATAATCCAAGTATTTCAATTCGTCGTGTTGGAGTTAATGCTGGAACAATTGATGTAAATAGCGCGAATAAAAGTGTCCAATCACATTATTTTATTAAATTTACAAATACTAATGACTTAGAAAAAAATATTGAGTTGTTAAATACAATTGTTTATGATTCAAATAATACAGTTGGTCCTAAATCTATAGGAAAACAAGAATTAATTAAAGAATTTAACAAAGTCCTTTAATGGAGTTGCTCCATTGCCAAAACTGTAGTCGATTAACTTGTATATAAAAGTCTTATCAAATATTATTTGTTTTTATGTGCTTGACTCAATTACTCAATTTTATAAATTATTTAAAATGCCATAATACTTGTTGGACTATTACTTTTACTAATTGATCTCTTCTTTAATGTTCCGCTTAATCTTGTAGGTTTGCTAATTACTTTAGTTTTTAATCTAATTTCACTATTTAATTCCAATACATCTAATATTTTTTTATGAGTTTCACATATTTTATTATGTCTTTGCCTTACAATATTAATATAGTATTTGTTTTGAATATTCATATTTTTAAAATTAATAGAACTATAAGTAGCATTAGAGTTATTAACTAAAGCACTATTTGATTTTATTAAGGATCCCAAGGATTTGCTTCGCTTAGACAAAGTTCTTTCTAAGTTAGATGACACATATGTTTTCGGATTTGGATTTGATTTACCGCGTTTTCTTGTTAAAGAATTAGAAGTTATACTGGTAGTAAATACATTTAAGGATTCTTCATCTGTGGGGATAATATTTATAGTTTTGAATTCTTCCAAACTTAATGATTTTAATTTATTTATTATTATTTGTTCAATGGTGTTGTATAATTTTGGTGATATAGCCGATTTAAGCGATTTAGGCGATTTAGGCGATTTAGGCGATTTAAGCGATTTAAGCGATTTAAGCGATTTAGGCGATTTAGGCGAAAGACCTCCTACTTTTCTTGTATAGTTTCTATTTTTTATTTTTCCACCAGTTGTTGTGTCATCATAATATTCAACTAACTCTTTCATTGTTAATTTTTCTTCAGCTTGAGCAAGATTGTCAAAGTCCAATGATTTTTCATCAAATCTTAATTCTACCGCCATACACAATACTATTATATAGTTTTTTGCTTCTTCTTCTCGGATTTTTGTATATAACGCATCGCGTTTTTCAGTATATACTTTCTTAACTATTGGTCTAGTATCTGCTTCTAATTTATCAATATGCTCTTGTGTTATTTTATTATTAGCAATAATTAATTTACACATTATTTCAACGTAAGCTTCATATATTTGTTGTAATGTTGTTATTGAACCATCGTCTATTTTACTTTTTATTAATCTATTACATTCTTTACTCATTTCTATGCTAATATTATAATCTAAATCATAACCTATATCTGATTCCACATTCTCCGGTAACCTGGAATGTGGTTTTAAAATATTGATTAATTTATGAAAAATATATTTATTATGTAATTTTTCAGCACTTTCTGAATTATTAAATTCTAAGATATATGCTTTTGTAATTTTAGGATCTCTCGTATTTTTTCTGGAATAACTTCTAAGTTTGTTAATTGTGCTAGCATCTAATTCTTCTAGTTCAGTTTCGCTTTTTCTTAGCAACATTAAATATGTTTCAAGCACTTGCGAATGAATAGTGATCCATCGTTCAACCATGCCTAAAGGACAACTTTGCGACCCTTCTCCGTGAGCATTAAAAATTTCATTAAAATAATATTCCATAAAATTGTATATGTATAAGTCTGTGCATGAAACTAGCAATTTTAATGATTGAACTACTAATTGTAAGAAACACCAATTACCGTTTAAATGTGGTTTATACATAACTAAATATTTTATAAAGTCATCACTAACTGCTCTTACTAAACTTTCTAATAATACTCCCTTTTCTGGTCTATCAAGTTTTAATTTATATGCAAGATAATTTGTTAAAGCACTAGCAAAATTGTCTTTAATATATTCTTTGTCTTCATCGTCCGGTAAATTTCTTTGTGTGCTTATTATTTTTTTATAAATAGTTATTAAATGGTCTAAAAAATCAACAATAGTTTCCGATGTTCCTGTAATAACTACATATTTAACATATTCACGTGTGCCTCCATGAGATGTTATTAAAAATGCTTCCATATTTTCTTTAAAATTATCATCATCAATTGGAATACCAATAGTTTCAAGAGCGTCAAATAATTTCTCTTTATTGTCGATAATACTTGCTATACGAGCATGTGTTTCATTGGCGCGTTGTTGAATCTCTGAAAATTGAAATTCGCGTCCTGTACTTAAATTCAAAGTTCCTTCTATATATATTGACCCATCGTCTCTTTGAAGTTGTCCCAATACTTGGTCTGTATTCATTGTATTTTCAAATGAAGTATTTTCATTTACAATTGAATTTCTAAAATCGACACCCGCGACATCGGCAACATCAAAAACTGTTCCAACCATTTTACAACCATTAAAGTTAGCATTTAATAAATTTACAACTGAGAAATTAGCAGCTGTTACATCTGGTTTTCCTTCTTCATTTTGTTTTACTTTTGTAAAATCAAACAGCTCAAATCCATCGACTTGCTGAAAATTACAATTTTTAATATTAGTATTAAACATATATGTTTCTGGAGCAATATAAATATGTGAAATCTGTTGTGTTGTGTCATCCGTTATTTTAAAATAATCAAATGGATTTATATTATATTCGGGTTTTTTTAAGTCTCTAATATCAATATTTAAAGCAACATAATCGTCATATTCCATAAGAACAAAATAACCAGTCATTCTTGAAGCTTGTTTTTTAATAGCCAGTTTATGACCTTTGAACTCTTTAACAAATAGATTAAATCCATTTGGATTATTAACATTACACAATACTTCAAACTTACGCGTTTTATCTTCTCCATAAGGAAAAGGTATGTAATCAAATATAAGAAATATGTGTCCAAACCAATTAACTCTATTAAAAAGGGAATTACCATTACCACCTACTCGTGCGCCAAATTTACTTCCTTCCAAATCGCAATTATTAAAATTTACACTATATAAACTACAATTTATAAACTCGCTTTTTTTCATATCTAGAAGTTCGGTGTCGCGAATATTATATAGTGAATCATTATTGAATTTAAAGTTGAATAAAAGACAACAACGAAAAGTGCATTTATTAATAATATTATTACTATCAAATATTAATGTGTTTTTATAACCTATTTGATTAAAAACTACGTTAATAAAGTCACAATCGTATAACTTACATTTGGTAAATCTTAGTGCACCGCCTTTAGTAAATGTAACTCCGCGAAATAATGTAGTTTTAAAAGTGCATTCTTCAAAATAACTATAAGCAAACGCACAATCAATAAATGCAACATTATCAAAAACGCAGTTTTGAAAATGATAACAATTAAAATTTTCGTTTATAAACATATTTTTATCAAAAACACAATTTATAAACATAATATTTCTATTACCTGTCATTTTAAGTTTATCATAATTTATACCTGTTCTATTAAATTTACAATCTTCAAAAACTATTTCAGCAGGATGTGATGTTTCTTCAAGTGGGGTCATTAATGAACCATCTGGTTTTATCATTAAATGTTTATCGCTAGGTTGAAGTGTATCTAAATCAAACACAGTATAATATTTCATATTATACTTGCTGGGTGGTGGATGTTTATATTTATATGCACGATCAGAACTTTTATCGTGAAAAATTGAACCATTATAAAAATTACAATTTTTAAATGTAGGTAATATATTATTAATTTCAATTTTAGTTTTATCAAAAAATTTATTAGATGCAAAATAAATATCATAGAATTCACAATCTATAAATCGAGATTCAATTAAACTTACATTTGAAAAATTGAACTTATCATCAGTAATATTATATTTAGTTTTTGTTGTTCTATATTTCAAGTTACGTTCTAATAATCGATCATTTCTTCCAACATTTACAAATTTAGATTGTCTAAATGTTATACCATCAAAGTTTGTTGAAGCAAAACTTGTATTTACAAATACACAACCAACTATTTCTTCTATTATAGAACGTAATTCTGCGTTTCTTGAATAACCTAATATTTTACTTCCAAATTTACAAAAGTAAAAATATAAATTACTTAGTTTTTTTGGTGTTCCGTGACTTATTAATGTGTCATTTATATTTTTTCTATATATATCTCGTATTGAACTAATTTCACATAAAACATCGGAGATGACTTTATTTGCTTCAACCAGTCCGAGTTTGGATTTATAGGCTTGTGCGAATGAAGTTGCTGCTTCACTTTTTTTTACATTGAGATCTTTAACTGATTTATATGATTTATAGGCTTGACTTATTTTAGTAGCTGCTGTTTTTTCTGTAAAATTTTTGATTTCTTCTTGCCTTATTTGTGTTTCTATAAGTAATTTATCTCGTGTAATTTTACTTCTTATTAATGGTTCTAATATATTTTTAATTAATGTAAATTGTTTTTCTATTAATTCATCCATACTTATATATATATACTTGTAAAATATTTAAAATTACATACTTTAAACTTCTAAATATATACTTTTTATTTAGTATATAAAAAATTTATAAAAATATTAGTATATTATAGAATATAGTACTATAGTATGAAAAACAATAAAGATTTAAAAAAAGTATTTAAAATTTTTGTTATAGGATTTATATTGATTTCAAGTATTTATGTTTTATATTTTTATAATATTAAAACAATAGAAAATTTTATAAGTTCAAATAACTGTTCAACTTGTAAAATTAGTCCGACTGCTAACAAATGTAAGCCGCTATATAATATTGTTTATAATTGGAACACCAGAAGAAAAATGGTAGATATAAGTAATATAAAAACAGATTATGTTTTTTGCGAATGGGAACCTAATTGTAGTTATGATACTATGGGAAACAATATTTTAACCCAAGAAGAGAGATTAGGATTGTCTAATAGTCAATTATATGCGCGAAAATAAATATTTTAAACATTATAAAATATTTTAAACATTATAAAATATTTTAAACATTATATACATTATATAATATGACAGAAAGTTTAGGGAAAAATATAGCAAACTATGATAACAAAATAAAGGATATATTAAAAACTATTATAAGTAATAAAGAAGAAACTATTAATGAATATAAAAAATTAAAACATAGTTTACATACACACACGTATGATGGAGTTAAAAGAACAACTCTTGAAAAATTATTAAATAGACGAAAGCAACAGTTTGAACATGCATTAACATTAAAAAATAAGCAAAACGAAGCATTATTAAAACTTTTAGAATATTTATATAGTTTAGAAAAAAAAGATAAAAGTGTACATATTCGTCAAACTTTAGATATAATGAAAAAACTAGATAATGAAATCACAATAATAAATGATTTAATAAAGTGAAATTTTTAAAAATTAGTATGTTTTATAAAATTAATTCTTTTCTAATATTATATAAAACTATGAAAAAGAAAAATTCTAATACCATGTTTAACAAAATAGTAAATAGCAAATTAGTAAATAACAAAATAACTTTGTACATTGTTGCATTAATTGCTCTTATAACATTATTAGGATATATAATGGTAACTGAATTTAGTGCTATTATATTATTTGTATTAGTAGGTGCTATAGCATATAGTTTTACAAAAAATATGACTATTGTTCTAGGTTCATCAGTTATAGTTACAACTATAGCAAGTGTGTCAAAAGGTTTCTTTATATATCAAGAGGGAATGGAAGGCAACAGTGATTCTTCTGGTAACACTGTTTCAAAAAGTAAGAAAGGCATAAAAGACAAGGAGTCGTTTGTAGATACTGCAGAACCAGAACCAGACACAGAACCAGACACAGAACCAGAACCAGAAACAGAAACAGGAAGAGGAAGAGGAAGAGGAAGAGGAACAGACACAACTACAAAAGAAAAACCCGAGGGTTTATCACAATTAACACCATCATTATTTAATACTATTCCAAATAAAGACCAAATGCAAAAACAATTAGGACAAGCATCAGATATGGAACAAGCATATGATAATTTAGAAAAAATAATGGGAAAAGATAATATTCAATCAATATCAACTGATACAAAGGATCTTATTAAGCAACAAAATGACTTAATTAAACAATTGAAAACAATGACTCCCGCATTGAATGACGCTATGAGTTCGATTGGAAATTTAGATTTATCAAAATTAACAAACATGTTTAGCAGTGCGACAAAAACTTTATCAGAAATGAAAAATTAATACACATCTAATATCTTAAATTTAAAATATTATAATATTATAATTTATAATACTATAATACTATAATACTATTGTGCTATGCGACTAAGTGTGCGACTAAAACTTGTAGATATAATAAATACTAAATTACACAACTTTAAATATTTAAATTTTACTATCGCATTTTATATTATAATTTTTTACACATATTATAGTCTATTTGTCTATTTGCTCAATAAAAATTATATAATGTTGCTATTATATTTTGTATTTTTCATATTACTTTATAGTTATTATAAAAATTTCACATATTTTCTAGGGTTTGCTTTTTTAATTGGTTTTAAAATATTTAACATAGATAATATAATTAAGAATAATAGAGTAATAGAAGGCAATAACTTTTCTTCAGTATTGGCAGATATAGAAGATGAATCACAAAAAAAGGGAGATAAAATGGAAGCAGATGCTAAAAAAGATAAACCACAGCAGAACCCTTGTAAAAATTTTATTATTGATAAAGTCCAACAAGCCGGATTTAAAATATCAAACAAGGCACTTGACTCCGAGAAAAAAAAAGGTAGTGCGGAATCTGAGATAAATGATATAATGAGAGGGCACAATGATCTTGTAGCACCAACAATTTATAGACTCTAATAATCAATTAACTTATATACTAATTCAATTCTTGTCATATACAATATTTAGTCATTTATAATATTTAGTTATTATAAATAGGTAGCTATGGCAAGAAAATGCCCGCCCGGTATATTATGTATTGAAAATTATACCTTGTTTTTTTTTGGTTTATTAATAATAGCAATATTGTATTTTATGAACATTATATATAATAAAAATTTAAATAAAACACATAATTGCGGATGTAATAAGATGTCTTGTTCTATGTGTTCTAATCATAATTCATTAGAGTTAATACCATTTTTAGGAAATTCTCATAATAACAGAGAAAATGATGTATTATTAAATCCATATAGTGCTCCTCTTCGTGATGATAGAATTTTCACAAATACTAATAATGGACCCAAACTACCTATAAATGTGCCGACTCAATCATTTAATAGCACATATAGACAAATCGGTATATTGACTCGTGTAAATGGTCAAGAAACAATATTACCTTTAATGGGAAGACCGCTGTTTTCAAATAGAGATAAATGGAATTTTTACACTATGAATGATAAAAATGGAATGATTAAATTACCAATTAGTTTTAAAAATAAAAGTTGTACATCATCGCAAGGATGCGATAATTTATATAATGGTGATACTGTTTTTGTAGAAGGTTATTCAGATACATTTAGAGTAACTATTTATGATAATAATAGCATGGAGTATATTCCATATTTATAATTTATATTAATAATATAATAAATATTAATAATATAATAAATATTAATAATATAATAAATATTAATAATATAATAAATATTAATAATATAATAAATATTAATAATATAATAAATATTAATAATATAATAAATATTAAATGGCATTTACTAGATTTTACGATGACCCATGTAGAATACAGAAATATTTAGAAGAATCTACAAACATTGGAAATTATAATATTAATGTTCCCGGAAATGGAATAGCCCCTTCTTATTTTAGCGATCCATATGTTAAACCACAAAAATGGGGTGCCAATTTATCTAATAATAAAACAGATTTAGAGAGTGATCTATTTTCATTACATAGAAAATTAAATCGTGATACTATTAGCGAAAATAATTATGCTGACTATTTAAATACTAATATTAAATATTATAAAAATATTTATCCAGAAAATGAAAATGAAATTACTAGTCAATCACGTGCTACACATCCGGCGTGGGTATATAGAGAGATTCATAATTTTAATATCAAAAATGATAAGTTAAGCGTTCCTAATAATTTTAACTATTTACATTTAGATCCACAAGAAAATATATGTATTCCTTTTCATAATAATATTAGTTCGCGAATTGTTCAAAAAGATTATTTTCAACTAAATAATAATTATGAATATGAGAGAAACATAACAACTATATAATTTAATTAAAGTGATTTAATTTAGAAAGTAGTTATTGTAATAATTACAATATATAATATATTATTTAATATTATAATATATTAAATTAAAATGGCTGCTTTAGCTATACCTATTGTAATATTAGGAAGTATATATATATTGTCAGAGCAAGAAAAGAAAGACTCTATTAAAAATATTGCGACACAAGAAAAATTTCAAAAACAAGACTTTTTATCAGGCGGTGCTAAACAAACCGAAAACTTCTCAAATTATAGAGAAAACGTGCCGGAGCGAAACAATCCTGTTATGAACCAATCCGTCAATCCTATAGCAAACTCACAAATCAATTTATTATCTGGTCAGCAAACAAATTTAAGTCAATTCGGTCATAATAACATGCAACATTATTATGGTGGCAAATTACGTGGATTTACTGGGGATTTAAATTTAACAGAATCTATATTGGACTCTAAACAAGGAAATGGTAGCCAACAATTTTCAAAATCCGAAATAGCACCACTATTTAGACCAGATGAGAATTCTCATCGTCCAAACGGAACTCCTAATAATAGTGATTTTTTTCAATCTCGTATGAATGAATCGATGAAAATGTCTAATGTTTCATTATGGGAACCACAACGTGTTGGACCCGGTCTTAATATGGGTTATGGTTCTCAAAACTCCGAAGGTTTTAATAGTGGTGGAACGCAAGGAGGAGATGGTTTTAATGCCGGTATGATGGCACGCGACGCATGGATGCCAAAATCTGTTGATGACTTGCGTGCTGAAAATAAACCTAAAACAACATTTGATTTAGATGGTCATCAAGGTCCCGCATTATTTCCTATAAAAATGGCAGGACCAAATAGCAAAATAGGTGTTGTTGAAAAACATTTACCCGATAAATCATATGAGTCGGGACCCAATCGTTGGTTTACAACAACGGGCGTAGAACAAGCACCCCCAATAAGGAGCACACATTTAATTCCTATGGAAAATAGACCTGAAACAACTCGCGAATATTATGGATCAGGTTCAGGTTCAACAGGACAAGCCACTTATACAAATGCCGAAGTCGAAGAATCTAAAAGGCAAAACTTGTCTGGACTTCCATTAAGTAATGCTAGTGCTACAGGAACAAATTATGCTAATCCAAATGATTATGGTTCGCAAAGTTATAATGTATTACATAACAATCGCACTATTACTAAAGAAAATACAGAGTTCGGCGGAATATATGGTATGGCGAAGGCAGCCATGGCACCTATATTAGATATTTTTAGACCTACACGTAAAGAAAATGTAATAGGTAATTTGCGTGAAACAGGAAATGTAAATGGATTAACACCAACTGGTCATTTGTTTAATTCAGATGATAAAACAAAAATTACAAATAGGGAAATGACAACAAATAAAATAAATTTGAATTATGTAAATGTCCAGGGGCAAAATAATACTGGTAATGCTTATATGGTAACTGACCATCAAAATTATAATAATCAAAGAACAAGCACAAATAAGGAATATGTTGGTAATGGCAATTCTAATGTCCAAGGTCTAAGACCATATAATAGTGCTTATGCTCAACAAAATATCGCAAATAAGACATATGAGGCGCGTACTAATCAAGGAAGCATGAGTTTATTTAATAATTATAATAATTCTACAATCTCTCGTAATGATGGTATTTTTGAACAAAATAGATCGCCAATAATTAATAATAGTCAAAGCATTATTCCATCACGAGAATTTATGGGAGAAATAAATGGAATGCAGAGTTATGATGTAAATTATAATGCGTCTAGAATGGACGAGTCATTATTAAGCGCCTTTAAAAATAACCCATATACAAAATCTCTCACAAGTGTGGCATAAATAATGAAATTTTTTATAATTTAATAATTTAATAGTAATGTGATGCTGAACCATTAATAGCTATATTATGCATATTGCTATTTCTTATTTGAATTTCTATTAATAATGGTGTTACAACATAAAGATGCAAACTTTGATAGTTGTTTGCCTTAGGTTTTTCTATATAATCATCGCTTATAAAATCTAATGTGTTAAAATTTTCTTCTATAATATTTTTAATAGTATAGGCACTTTTAGTATTATAGTAGTCCGCGTTGTCATTATATATAACTCTTAGTCCATATATATCATATGGTATTTTGATTTTTTGTAATTTTGAAAACATACGCTTATTTGATTTAATACGTCTCTCATAATATATATCCAACTTATTATCTATTAAATTTGTATCAATAATATTAATTATTTTATTAGTATTCTTTTCAAATGATCTAACTAGTAAGTGTGAAAAATTATATATAAAAAATAAAATAGAACATATGTGTAGCATAATATATGTTATATATTAAGTTAATATTGTTATATATTAACCTAATATTGTTATATATTAACCTAATATTGTTATATATTAAGTTAATATTGTTATATATTAAGTTAATAATGTTACATAGTTAATACTATTTTAATTTAAATATTTTTTTCTACTTTTAAATAATGTTACAAAATTTGAAAGAGTTACATGATAAAAATAATTTACCAAACTTATTATTATATGGAAATAATTTGATCGGAAAAAAAACCTTACTAGAACAATTATTATTATATATTTATAAAAATTATAAAAACATTGAAAATAACACACTTATACTGAATTGTAGTTTGGGAAAAGGGAATATTAAATTTATAAGAGACAATTTAAGATTCTTCGCAAATACAATAATTCATAAAAATATAACAAATTTCAAATCCATTGTTTTGTTAAACGCGGATAGTTTGACATTAGATGCTCAATCAGCACTACGAAGATCAATTGAAATATATAGTAATACAAAATTTTTTATTGTAACAGCAAATAAGTCAAAAATTATTAGACCAATATTATCTAGATTTTGTGAAATTTTTTGTAATAGTAGCAATATGAATAGCATTTATAAATCATTAACAGTCATTAATAATACTAATAATAAGTGTAATAATAAACTTACTGTAATAATAAAAAAATTAAATAATGCTATGACAACTACAACTAACAGTTCTGAAAACGACCTACTAATTAATTATAGTTCGTTAATATATAACAAAGGTATTAGTGCTAATAATTTATTAGAACATTTTACAAATTGTTCTAATTTTAAATCTGATTATTCAAAATTTGTATTTTTTTTTGACATTTATAAAAAGGAAATAAGATGTGAAGAATTCTTAATATTTATTATATTGTATTTTTATAATAATAATTGCGCTATTGATTTTTCAATATTTAATAATATTTAGTAAATAAACAGTTTAATTTAGTTTAATTTAGTTTAGTTTAATTTAGTTTAATTTAGTTTAATTTAGTTTAATTTAGTTTAATTTAGTTTAATTTAGTTTAATTTAGTTTAATTTAGTTTAATTTTTATTTAAAAAATAATAATTAAACTATAAATATGGATGATTATACTTTATCAACAATAATCGAATCTAAAAATGAGTGGTGTGCTAGATTAACCAATACTTTAACACCATGTATAATTGAAGGTTTAAGATCAGTTTTTTCTGAAGCATATAATGTTTGTAAAGAAAACGACGAAGAGTCAAAATATTTAATGACATTTCAAAATTTTTTAAACAATATACCAAAATGGAGTTCTGAAATAGTTGAAAATGAGAAACAAAGAATAATTACATCGAGCGCTTGTAACTATTTAGAAGATTTATTATCTTGTGTTCATATTACACAATTGAAATCCTTAACATCTTCGCGTGTAGGTTTAAAACAAAAGAAAATTAATATAGATATACCTGATTTAGGTAAATTTATACATAAAACATATATAAATGTGGCACGAAAAGTATATGTCAATATATATTTATTTGAACTAAATATAAAACCACTACAAATACAAAAAAACAATAGAGAATTAGAATTAATAGTCAAAGAGTGTATTTTAAATACAATAAGAGAGAGCATTCCTATTGAGCATATATTACAAATGTATTTAGACGAAACGCAAGAAACGGATGTCGAAGTGGAAGAAAAGAAAGAAATTGTTACAGATAAAGCAGCATTGGAGAAACTTAATAAATTAAAAGAAGCAAAAGAATTAGAAAAAATTAAGAAAGATGCGCTTGAAAAAATAAAAGATGAAAGTAAAACTAACTTAAAGAAAGCACTTAAAAATGCCAGTAAAGATTTAAATGAAGAAAATTTAGAAATATCAAAACCAGCACCTTCTTTTAATAATGATTCAACCGATGACGAATCTAATAATTCCGGTAATGAATCTAATAATGAAGAATCTAATAATGTAGAATCTAATCAGGAGAATGATAAGTATAAATTAAAAATAGATAAATTTAATGTTCCAACAAGCAAGTTAAATAATAAAACTGATCCTGACGAAATAGATTTAGATATATTAGATCTAAAAACCGAATTAAGTACTGATGATGAAAAATCGGATTTAGATTTAGAATTAGATATAGAAGAATTATAATAAACCAATTCGTTATTTATATAAAATTCATTTGTTTTGTAATAATAAATGAATTTTATTATACCTTCATTAGCAATTAGTATATTATTTATGATTTATAAAATAATAGATATGAAATATATAACCAAAGAAGAAAAATCACTAAAAAATATAACAAAAGATAGTTTAATAGTATTTTTGTGTAGTATGGTTTCGTTGTTTGGTTTAGAACAACTAAATATTAATGAGTTAATAGGCAATAGCAAAGAAACTTTGAGTGCTTTTACAAATGAGCCCGATTTTTAATTTTATATTTTCTATTTTCTATTTTAAAAAATTAAAATAGAAAATATAATTTTTTAAACCATAATTGGTAAGGCATCAATATTAAATATTGCTTCTGGATTATTAATTTTCTTTTTTGCTATTACATAATTTTCAAATAGTGGTTTTTTCAATACATTTTGTGGAGTATGTTTATGAACACTGCGCGCTATCATTTTATATAACTTAAAATCAGGATATCTCTCAGAACCATCATTTTTATACAATATATTTTTATTTTTATCATCAAAAACCCATTCTATCATTAATTTTTTAATTGGGGATTTTAATTTTTTAATATCCTCTAAATCATCAATAAAATAATCAAACAAACTACACCCTAGGCGACACAAATCAAAACTATAATTTGGATCTAAGCGTGGTTTATTTTCATTTAAATAAGGTTCGCAGTTGTATTGTGTAGCAGCATCACCGTCTTCCGAATAACTATCACTACATATAAATTGATTTCTGAATCTATAAATAGCTCTTCCAAAATCGATTATTTTATATATTTTACCAAATGTAGGAACTTTATAATGACTATTGTTAAATTTATAATATAAATATTTCTTTTCTGTGATTACATATACGATGTTATTTGTATGTAAATCATTATGAGTAAAGTGGAAAACTTTTTGATATGTAATTAATGTAAATAATATTTGTAAAACAATAGATTCCCATTCATCATCTTTAATTTTTTTACTTGAAATATAAGCATCTAGTGTATCTTGACAGCATTCTAATACAATCATTTCGACTGGAAATTTATCTATTGTGCAAAATATTTCTTCAGTATCTTCATAATTGCTTTCTTCACTACTTGATTCATCAGACACTGTTTCATTTGAGTCTAATGATTCAGTATTTGATGATCTAGAAGAACAAGAACCTGAATTATTTGTTTCGTTTTTGCTCGTATTATGATTACTTGATTTTGTAGATGCTTTATCTAAAATGTCTATATTTTCATATGTCAATTCTAATTCTTCATTTATTAAAGATTTGTTTTCTACACTCTCTTGTGTAGCACTATTTATATTTTCAATATTTAGATCTTCAATATTTAGATCTTCAATATTTAGATCTTCAATATTTAGATCTTCAATATTTAGATCTTCAATATTTGGATCTTCAATATTTGGATCTCTTACATTAGTATTTATTAATAATGCTTTTTTGTATTTATTAGTTTTGCCAAAAATACTATTTATTTTATCACTTGCTTCAAATTTAAATAGAATATTTCTATTTTTATGAAAATGGTCAGATTCATTTAAAAATTCTAAATCTTCGGAAATATTAACTTTAAAATTATTTTTTATTCCTAAAAAAGCACCATAATAATTTAATCCATTATAAAAACTATAGTTATTTAATAAGCAACTAGATAAAAAAGAAAAGAATCCATCAATATATGCTGAGTTGTTTGGATCTAATATTTTTTTATATTTTGTATGATATTCGCTATTGCTATTTACATCCTGTGTGCTATAAAATTTAGGTAATTCTAAAATATTATACCCATCCTCATATTTGCCTAACATATATTTTACTGGATCTATTAGGGGACTAAACTTTATAAAGATGTCTTTGCTAGATTTATTATTACATATATCACATATTTCAGCAGTAAATTTGTTGTAATTAATTTTCTCTACTATATTTTCTAATTTATAACTATTGTTTAGATTAATGGCATTGTAATTGTTGCTATTTAAATCAAAATAATTATTATATAATGGAAAATAATTTTGAACATTTGTTATATCTAAAAAATTATTATTGCTAATTGTTTCAAAAAGTTGCTTGTTGTTATTTTTTCTATAGTTTAATTCCATTTAATAAATTAAAAATACTTATTTTTCTTATTTATAACACAAATACTATTTTTAAATAATACTAAATAACTAAATAATAACATTTAATTTGTATAATTTTGTATAATTTAGTTTAAATCTTAGATTATATAATATTATTATTAAACAATAATGACATTAGAATTAAAAAAATTTGATATTAAAACAATTAGTTTTAGACCAGATGAAAATAAAGGCCCTGTTATAGTTTTAATAGGTCGTCGTGATACTGGTAAATCCTATTTAGTTAGAGATCTTCTTTATTACCATCAAGATATACCAATAGGGACTGTTATTAGTGGAACTGAAGCAGGTAATGGTTTTTATGCTGAACATGTTCCTAAACTATTTATTCACGATGAATATAATACTGCTATTATAGAAAATATTTTGAAGCGGCAAAGAACGGTAATGAAACAAATAAGAAAAGAAGTAGAGGTTTATAAAAAATCTAATATAGATCCTAGGGCATTTGTGATTTTGGATGACTGTTTGTTTGATGCGACATGGACTAAAGATAAAATGATGCGTCTTCTTTTTATGAATGGGCGGCATTGGAAGATCATGTTAGTAATAACTATGCAATATCCTTTAGGTATTCCTCCCAATTTGCGGACAAATATTGATTATGTCTTCATTTTACGTGAGCCATACATAGCAAATAGGCGACGAATTTATGAAAATTATGCCGGTATGTTTCCAACTTTTGAAAGTTTTTGTCAAGTAATGGACCAATGTACAGAAAATTTTGAATGTTTAGTAATAAATAATAATGCTAAATCAAATAAATTACAAGACCAAATTTTTTGGTATAAAGCAGACCATCATAAAACATTCAAATTGGGTTCAAAAGAATTTTGGGAAATTAGCAAAAATCTAGATTCTGATAATGAAGAAGAAATGTATGACCCCAATATAAGAGATAAGAAAAAAGGTCCAAAAATTAATGTTCGCAAAACAAAATGGTAAGAAATCTATTTATAATATTTTTTCAATAAATATTATAAATTTATAAAGCATATAAATAACTACAGCTTTAATCTTTAATCTTTAATCTTTAATCTTTAATCTTTAATCTTTAATCTTTAATCTTTAATCTTTAATCTTTAATCTTTAATCTTTAATCTTTAATCTTTAATCTCTTTTGTAGCACAATCGGCCAATAGTTCTAAATTGCTCGAGTCTTCTTGTATTGTTGCTTTTTCTGTACGTTCTTTTCGTCTTTCTAATAGTTCCCCTAGTCCGTGATCATTATCTTTTTTCCTTCCTACAATAACATCTTCGGCTTCAAATAATTCTTTACGCAAATCAGCAGTAGATACATCATCATCATCTTCTTTGTCGCCAAAAAGTAAATTTTTACCCGGAACATCCATTCTATCCGCATTTATTAAATTTCCTTCTTCATCTATTGTTTGCATTAATTTATTGCCTTCTTTTTGGGCTTTAGCAATATTTTCTTGAATTGCTTTCTTTTTACTTTCTTTTACACGCTCTTTAAATTGTTCTTTAGAAATCTCATCATTTTTCTTCTTCTGACTCATTAGTTCATTTAAATCTTTTTCTAAATATTCTACACGTCCTGTTTTATACGCTTCTGGATGAAAAGGCATCCACATACCAACAGCACCTACATAAACATCGTGATTTGGATCTACTTCTCTTAACATCTTACATCTCATTTCTGCTTCTTCTTGCGAACCAAATACACCTCGCACTTTAATACCTCGTGTGTTTGTTTGAAATTCATGTAATTCGTTATATTCTTTTTGTAAGTGTTCTTCTTTAGCATCAATAAATGTTTTATATTCATCATCTAAAGTAGTTAAAAATAAATTCTCTTTTTCCTCTTCTACAAACTCCTCCATATCTTTGCTTAATTTATTAAAATCTAAATTATACTTGTATGCCAAAAAATTCAAAAATTGTGTGTATTTTTCAAAAGTTTTTTTAAACTCAAAGTTTTTTAAGAATTTTTCGAAATAAAATAATTCTTTATTTTTAATATGATCTTCAGGAGAGATAAAACTTAAACATACATATTTTTGACCACCTAATGGTTTGTCTTCGTCTAATAAGTCCACATATTTTGCTTTCTCTAAGTTAGGTACTTGTTTGTCTTTATCTTTAGATTTAGAAGATTTTTTATTAAACATTTTATAACATAGTATTTTAATATAATTTTAAGTATTTTATTTAAACATTATATTATTATTTAAATATTATATTATTATTTAAATATTATATTATTATTTAAATATTATATTATTATTTAAATATTATATTATTATTTAAATATTATATTATTATTTAAATATTTTATTATTTTATTATTATTTAAATATTTTATTATTATTTAAATATTTTATTATTATTTAAATATTATATTTAGGTAAATTTAAAAATTTAATTTAAACATTATTAACTATTTAAAATTAAATAGTTAAATTGTGTATAAATATATTTTTTTTCTTAAGTATTATTATAAAACAAAATGAATTTCAGTATGGGTGAATTAGTAAAAAGAGCTGTTAAATATTTAATTGAGGGTTTGATGGTAGCAATAGTTGCTTTTGTCATTCCGCAAAAACCATTGAAGATTGAAGAAGTTGCTATTATTGCATTAATGGCTGCTGCTACATTCTCTATTTTAGATACTTTTATTCCCACAATGGGCGTAAGTGCTAGAACAGGTGCTGGTTTTGGTATTGGTGCTAACTTGGTTGGTTTCCCAAGAATGTAAGTTATAACGTGTAATTTATATCATGTAGTATTATAATTAATATTAGTAAATATATTTACTAATATTAGTAAAAATATGAATAATACGAAACCTTTAGTAGGTATTTTAGCAACACCTTATATAAAAAACAATACTTCTAATGAAGTTTTTTTTAAAGAAACTTTAATAACTTTTTTAAAGCAAAATTCAATAGATTATATTATAATTCCATATAATATAAAAAAATCCGATTTAAATAAAATATTATATACTATTGATGGTTTATTATTTTCCGGAAGTCAAATAGGTAATTTATATAATAACAAATATATAAAGCAGCATTTTCTAACACAAAAATATATTGTAAAGAAAATCAAAAAACTTGCTACTAATAATGATGCTACTAATAACAATGCTACTACTAATATAATAATACCAATATTAGCAATATGCCACGGTTATGAAAATATGATTTTAATTGAAAAAAATTACAATTTAACAAAAAAGAATGTTAATAGCGCTTTTATCAATGTTAGTTCCTTCAATGATTATAAATCAATACCTAAATTTAAAAACAATAAATTAGGTAAGTTATTAAAAAGTAATTTTAATAAAACCAAAAAATTAATTCATAACAATGCTTTAGCAATTGATCCAAAACACAGAATACAAAATTATGAAATTATTGCCACAAGTTTAGATAAAAACAATAAAGAGTTTATAACTATAGTTAAACACAAAAAATATCCATTTTTTGGATATCAAGGGCATCCGGAAATAAACAATACAAAATTATTTTCTCCTTTTATTAGTTATGTTAAAACCGTTTTTAATAAGAGAAAATTAAACCATAAATTAGTAACAAAAAAAAAATATTATAATTTGAATCTGATAAAATTAAAATCCAGAAAAGTTTCATGTAAAAAATATAACTTGGCAAAAACAATAAAACACGGAAAGTGTGTATTTTATAAAATTTAACCTGTTTATAGCAAAGACATATTTTTACTACTTTTTATATTTCTTTGTATGCCGCCTAATAGATTTTTTTGTATTTTTCCGCGATTTATTAAGCGCTTCATAATCGTCTTTGGGTATATATCTAAAAAAATTCATATTATATAATTTAGAATCGCGCGACAATTCTTTTGTTTTTACTTTGGAATATAATTTGGCCTTTTCTTCTCTCATATCTTCAAGTGTCTTTTGCTTACCATAACATAAGACGCTAAATCTTCGTAATAAACCTTTTTGCTTAAGGCGATTTTTAAGTTGAACCTTAAATAAATACTCTGCTATACAAAGCAATCTATTTTCATCATAATATGGTCTATTAGCATATATAAATATTAAATAAAAACTTAATATGGTATCTATTGAGGCTACTTTTATTTTTTGTCCATTTATATTTATTAAATTATAACTATGACAAGCAGTTGGTTTATAAACAAATGCTATGACATCATTATTTACAATAATTTCATAGTGAACATCAACATATTCGCCTATTGGTTTTTTTTTTAAAATCTTTATATCTTTATAACCTTCATATTGTAATTGTTCTTTTAAAATAGTCGCACATGATTCTGGATTTTCACTCAATACATCAAAATCTGGAAAATTAGAAACTTGCTTTCTTTCTTTATATGGCATATATTTACTATATAAAGTTGATGCGTAGCCTCCAAAAAAAACTACTCCTTGATTAATAAATGAGGTTCTAGTAATTTCATATATTTTATTTTGATCGTCTTGTAATCCTTCATATTTTCTTTGAAAATCTTGCTTGTCGCAGAATATACCTTTTAATGGATAATTTTTATTTAATAATATAATACGTTTTAATACTTTTTCCCATCTAGAAACATCTCCCATTGGGCGGGATAATTCGACATACATTGCCATACGAAGAAAGTTAGGAGGGCAATAATTGATGCCATTAATTTTTATTGCTTTTTTAGAAATATTTTGGAATAATTTATAGTCTATAAAAGTAATATCGGCTATGGGAACAAAATTGACAAATACTTTAAATGTTCCACTATGAACGCCTGATTTTGCTTCTACTTCTTCATATCCTGCTTTATAATATATGTTTGCTAAATCTCTCGCATATTCAATAGCATAAGGTGAAAAAAAGTCGTAATCTGGTATTTCAATATTTTTATTGTAAAATCTATATTGTTCTGGTAGTATATTATTGATAGCAGTACCTCCATAGCATAAAATTTTGTGTGTTCGCATGAAACTTTCTAAAATTTCAATAATATTTTTAATTGTATCTGATTGAACCAATTTTTTCCCAATAAGATATGTAGCATTATCTATAGCACTTCTTAATATTTTTATTTCTTTTTCTTCATAAGATTCCTTCATAATAATATAATATATAATATAATAATATAATAATATTATATTATGCTATAATAATATTATACACTTATTATCCTCCAGTTAATGCATTATTTACTGCGGAGCTTGTTTCATTTAATGGAGGAGTATTTATATCGAGACCTTGAGAAGTGCTAATAGGATCCGGCGCAATATTTAATAATGCCTGATCTTTCTGTTTCCAAGAAAATTTATTAGTACCCGAAAAAATGCCATTATAACTTTGTAAATTATTATCTAAGTTTTGATGCTTCATACAAATTGCGTGGCATCCGCTTGAATAAGAAATACTATAATCAAAGTTGTCTATTGAATTATCTAAAACATTGGGCAACACTATTGTAAAGTATCTTTGTGTTTCTTGTATAAAATTACTATTATTTTGCCCTTTAGCGACGATATCGTCATATCTATAAGTTTTACAATCCAATCCTTTACCTTTCAAATTAATATATTTTGCCAATTTTTCTAATTTTGTATTTATAATAATGTTAGGATTAGGATTAAAATCGCAAATAATAATTATTTTTCTGTATAAATCTTTCATTTTAACATTTTTAATAGCACTATCTTTATAATTTTTCAATAGTGAAAAATTTGAATTAATACTTCTATCTAAATATTCTTCAAATAAATCACCTATTTTTTCTAACATAGTTAAATTTGTGCTCATTATTCTAAAATTCAATATTAAGGGGTCATTGGCACATATTGTTTTAGTTTCATCAAAAGCAGTCTCGGTTGTTTTAGTCAAAACATCTTTTAATAATAAAGCATTGTATGTTTCTTTAATATTATTATTATTTGCCGTAGAAGAAGCAACAATAGGATCGTTATTATACGAATAAACTTCAAAATCCAAGAATCTACAACCGTTGCCAATTACTTTTTCTAAAGCATATAAGTCAACAAAATTATTTCTATATCCATCTCCACAGCAACAATTGTATGCGCTTTTAACATAATAATTAATTAATGTACTATTTGGATTGTCAAATAATAGTATAGCACTTGGTTTAATGTTATTTGGACCATTAAAATAAGACTCATTTGTTGGATTGGGATAAAGTTTTTCTAATTTTTTACGTGAATTTTCCATCATTCCTAATCTACCAGAATTCCAAATAATCAAACCAATTAATACAAAAGCAAAAACTACTAACACTATTATGTCAATACGTGATTCGCTTAAACTAAATCCTGTCATTGACGTAGAAAGGCTAGCTATTACATTTTTTGCTTTTGTCGCGTTTGAAGCACTATCTCCCATAATAATTATAATTACTATATATTTTAATTACTATATAAAAATTAAAATATATTATAACATAAATAAAAAGTATAATGTTATATTAATTAATATTATGGCAGGTGGATTGTTAAACTTAATAGCGCTAGGAAATCAAAATATTATTTTGACAGGTAATCCAACTAAAAGTTTTTTTAAATCAACATATGCTAAATATACTAATTTTGGATTACAAAAATTTAGAATTGATCAAGTAGGGCAAACCGAATTAGATATTACTAAAATCACTAAGTATAGTTTTAAAATTTTACGCTATGGAGATTTACTTATGGACACATATTTAGTAGTAAAACTACCCAAAATATGGAGTCCCATTTTAAAATATAATAACACTTATAGACCATATGAGTTTAAATGGATTAAAAATATTGGTTGTCAAATTATTAAAGAAGTTAATATAACAATTGACGGGGCAACAATACAGAAATTTAGTGGTCATTACTTACAAAATATTGTAGAGCGGGATTATGACGCACATAAAAAGGTGCTATTTGATAAAATGACAGGAAATATTAACGAATTAAATGATCCTGCTAATTACAATAATAGAAATAATAATTATCCAAGTGCGTTTAATATTAATAATGTTAGTCCTGATATTAGCAATATAGAACCGTCAATACGAGAATATAATTTATATATACCAATAAATAGTTGGTTTTCTATGTCGTCTTTAATGGCGTTTCCATTAATATGCTTACAATATAGTGAGTTGGTTATTGATTTTACATTAAGACCTATTATGGAATTATATACAATTAAAGATGTGCTATATACTAATTCTACAAATCCTATACCCTATAACAATTTCCCACAAATTCAAGCAAATCAAAACGAATTGGCTTATCAATTTAAAAGATTTATTAATCCTCCGCCAACTAGAGATTTAAATATTGATGATGACAGTTATATAAATTATAATACGTTACTAAATAGTAATGTTCATTTAATATGTACGCAATGTTTTTTAGAGGAAACCGAGCGACAACATTTTGCTAAAAATAGTCAGACCTATTTAATACGAGAAATTAACGAATATAACTTTGAAAAAGCAATAAAGTCTAGTAAAATAAAAATAGAGTCTAAAGGTTTAATATGTAGTTGGATGTGGTATTTTCAAAGAAGCGATATTGCTTCCAGAAATGAATGGTCTAATTATACTAACTGGTTATATGAAGACAAGATTCCAAATGATTTAGAAAAACTTAATATCAGTAGTGAGTATAAATATTATATTCCACAATTTAGTTATAATGGTGATGCTTCAAAAAATATTTATATAACAGGATATAGTCCAGACATATACTCACAAACCAATCAGTGTGAAATAATGAAGAATTTTGCTATAATTTGTGATGGTAAATATAGAGAACAAGATTTTGATAGTAATGTTTTTAGTAAAGTGGAAAAATATAATAAATCTAATGGATCATGTTCAAAAACTGGATTATATTGTTATAATTTCGCACTAACAACTGATCCATTTAAACTACAACCAAGCGGGGCATTTAATACTAATTTATTTAAAACAATTGAATTTGAGTATAATAATTATAATAATCCTCCTATTGATCCAATAAGTTCGAACTTTACCACTATTTGTGATGAGGAAACGGGTGCTGTTATTGGAGTATCAAAAGACCCAACTAGTATTTATAAGTATTATTACAATTTACATGTTATAGAAGAAAAATATAATATATTATTGTTTCAAAATGGTTTTGCGGGATTAGTGTATTCTAAATAAAAATTTGGGTTTTTGCTAATTTATAATAATTTTGTTTTTCTTACTCTATGTGTTCCATATTTATATTTTATTTGTGCTTTTTTTGCCAATTTTAATGCTTTGGATGATTTGCCGCATCCATTTTCTAATATTTTATAATCTATTGCTGATGCTTTTCCTCCACTAATAGAACTTGCTAAACGTGCTAATCCCCAACTATGACTATTTTGGTTAGGTCTAGAACCAGACGAATAATATGCTCCTTGCCCTTTATTTACAATTTTTCGTAATGAATTTATAGAACAGCCTGTTTTTTTTGAGAGATTAGCATTAAGTACTAGTTTATTAATATTATATAATTTTTTAACATTATATAAATGTTTTGAAGGTTTAGATTTATATGACGCAATATGTTTTCGCGTATAATAAGAGTGTTTTTTATAAGCTTTGCGTGATTTTTTTAATTCACTTGACAATATTTTTTTATCTTTTTTATTTATATGTTTAGGTAAATATTTAATAGGAACATTCATAATATTATACTATTATAGCATAATATTATAAATTATACTATAAAATTATTAAATTATACTATTATAGCATAATATTATAAATTATACTATAAAATTATTAAATTATACTATAAAATTATTAAATTATACTATAAAATTATTAAATTATAGTTAATATAAAATAAAATATATTTTATAAGAAAAATGCACGAAAAAATTATTAAGTTTGAGAGAAGTAAAATTACGGGGAAAAAATACACAGCATACATTAAAAATAAAGCAACACAAAAAATACGGAAAATACATTTTGGCGCATCAGATTATCAACAATTTAAGGACAGAACACCTTTAAAATTATATGCTTATAAAAATCATAATGATCGCAAACGTATGCAAAATTATTTTAATCGGCACTCTGGGACAAAAAAAAGAGGAACAGCAATAGCATTAGAAAAGAGAAAATCAAAAGGTTATTATAACGCTAAAATATTAAGTCATATTTATTTATGGTAATGTTTTATTAACTTCTGTAATCATATTATAATTAAAAGACCAATCATCTATTTCTTTTGGTGTTTGTGCTCCGTTTTTAATTGCTTCATTATAACTCCAATAATGTTGTGGTTTTAGTATCCATTCATTACTTGCTAAATCAATTAGTCCAGACGCATCAAAGTCAAATAACTTATATGCGCCATCTAGAGATTTACCCAAATTATCATATTTCCAATCTACATACATAATTCCTAAGCTTTGTAAGAAATCTTTTACTTTACTCATAGTTTGCTGTATTTCAATTATTTCTTCATTAGTCATTTGTTTATATAATGGATTTGATTTTTCACTATTTACTTGTTCCATAGTAATATAATCATCACATAGTTCATAATAATTAACTATATTTGGATGACTATGTTCCATTAATATTTTAATAATTGTTTTTTCAACATGATTTGAATATGTATGATTTATAGAACTATAAGGTGCTCCATATTTTCTAAAAAACAATAGTCCATTATATGTTTCATCACTTGTTGTTGTACTATCATTATTCATATTATAAATAGTTGATTTTGTTACTAATGTGTCACTCTTATTCATATTATTCATATTATTCATATTATTAATACTATTAATATATTTTATATTTTATAATTTATAATTTATAATTTATAATTTATAATTTATAATTTATAATTTATAATTTATAATTTATAATTTATAATTTATAATTTATAATTTATAATTTATAATTTATAATTTATAATTTATATATATAAAATGTTGATTGAATTTTTCACAGAATTTATTGGAACTTTTATTTTCTTGGCAGTAATTTTAATGTCAGGTGATCCTTTAGCAATAGGTATTACTTTAGCATCAGTTATTTACTTTGGTGGAAAAGTTTCAGGTGGCAACTTCAATCCAGCAGTAAGTTATATGATGTTATTATCTAAAAAAATAGATGCTTCCAAATTTGTCGTCTATATAATTGCTCAACTATTGGGGGCTACTGGAGCATATTTATTTTATAGTTACAGTAAATAAATTTTAGCAATATTTATATGGCGCACATGAGGAACGCATAGTGAAACCTTTAATATGCGCACATCGTTTTTTAGTAAATTTTCGTGGAAGACTAAATAGTTTTCCGTCTTTTCTTTTACATTTTTTGGCTCTTTTTGTGCTAGCACAACAATCTCTCATATTATTATTAATAAATAATAATATTAAAGAATTAATTAATAAATTAATAAAT